GGTAGAATCTACCCGGTGTCGGCGGAACATTCCCTCGCCCTGAGCGACGGGGCGGCAGGGGACTGCACCCGATCGGTCGTGAGCACGTTGTCGTTGTCGCATGTGGCGACCGGCGACGTAATCAAGCCTGTCGTGGACACGGTGGATGTGGCGCACGAGGCGTCTCAAGTGACCGTGTTCGACCGGCTGGCCGTAGATACTCTGAGCGTCACCGAAGAGGCCACGGTCGCCTATGCGAAACGGGTCCATAGCATCGACGTGCTGGAGGTCGTGGACGAGGCGGCGGCCGAACGCATCAAGCCGGTCCAGCAATCCCTCTACCTGACGCATGTGGCGCAGGTGGACGTGCTGCGGCGCTGCCTCGACACCTTGACGCCAACGGATCAATCGAGCGTCCTGGTAACCTATGCACGGACCGTCATTGAAGAGACGCTTCCCCTTTCACACCAGGCGACGGCCAACCGTGAAATCCTGCGGTTCGCCGAGGATGCCCTGGCCCTGGGCCAAACGGCGGCAGGCGACCTGTGCAAGGTCGGTACGCACACCTTGACCTTGACCGACGTGGCGGAGGCGTCGGTAATCCGGCTGGCCCACGATGACCTAGCCCTGACCCATCAGGCCGACTCCAACTGGATTTTTGCTCGTCGGCGTGCGGACGCGCTGGCGTTGACGCACACCGCCGCGAAATCGGCAGTGCGGTCGCGGAGCGCCGTTGCCGCCCTGTCGCTGACGCACCAGGCAACCGCCAGCGTGGCGAAGCTGGTGGTCGATACCCTCACCCTGTCGCACGAGGCGACGGCCGACAACATCCGCCGCGCGTCGAGCACGCTGGTGCTGAGCCACTCGGCGAATGCCACGAATACCCGCCTGGCCGCGCATGACGATTTGCTTGATTTGTCGGACCAAGCGGCCGCCGGCTTCATCAAACAGATGTCGGCCGCAAGCACGTTGCGTTTGGCGGACAGGGCGCGTTCGGGGGTCGTGATCGGCTCGGCGGGCGGCACCCTCCAGGAGCTTCACTACAACTTCGATCCCGTCACAGCCCAATTGGTTCCATACTACGTCGGCCTCCAGGACCGGGCCGAGGTTGCGGTGGTCCGTGGCACGCCCTATGAGGCGCGGAGCCTCCTTTCGCTGTCGGATCGGGCGATGGGCGTCGTGATTCACGCGAACGCCGTCGCCTGCGAGGCGACGGATGCCCTGAGCTTGACCGACAGCAACGTCGTTGCCCAGTTGCCCTACTTCCGGGGCGGTCAGCGGGCGGCAGACAGCCTTTCACTTGTGCAGGCGGCCGAGGTTGTCTCCTCCAAGGTTGTCTCCAGCACCCTGGCGCTTGCCCATGCGGCCACGGTGGTCATTAGCCGGGCCACCTTGGCGGTATCGGACACACTGAATCTCGGTCAGGTAGTCGGGTTCGTGCTGATCTCGGCGGATGTACTGCATCAGTATCATCCGTTTATCGGGGAGGGTGTTCCCAGTGCTCCGACCCCGCCTTCGGCGACCTGTCCGACGCCCGCATCAGGGATCGGCAACTGCCGGCTGGTCTACCCCGTGTCGCACCCAGCGGAGCACGTGGACCTGCGGAACCCCGAGTTTGGCAACAAGGATCGGCTGCAATTCAACCGCATCAGCCGCGAGACGCGGGGCGGCACATTGGTGGTCTTCGCTGATCCGATCTGGCCGAAGATTGAGACCCAGGCGCTTACCATCACGGGTCTGAGTCGGGAGCAGGTCCAGGCGTACCTGGACTTTGTGGAGGGCCACCTTGGGCTGGAGGTGGGGTTCGTGGATTGGGAGGGATTCTACTGGAAGGGCGTGATTATGAACCCGACCGAACCCACCGTGCAGGACGACCGCAGTGGGTTCACGATCAACTTCGAGTTTGAGTGCGAACCTGCGACGTGGGAGCCATAACGATGTTCACCTTCGAGGCACCCTTCCCAGCGATCCAGACGACATCGCTGCTTCCCAATCCACAGTTCAGCGACCAGGAGGGGCTGCTGGCCACCGTGACGCGGAAGCTAGCGATGGACGGTACGCGCTACACCTACGTCAAGCGCCGCAACGGCCGTCGGAAGGTAAGGTGGACCTTCAAAGTCACACGGAACAAGGGAATGGAGGTCCGGGCCTTCTTCCGGTCCTATTTCGCCTCGAAGATTCGCGTCACCGACCACAACGGGCGAGTATGGATCGGCAACTTCGTCAACAACCCGTTCGAGTTTGACACGTCCGACCGGGCGGCCCCGGCGATTGCACCGCTCCCGCGCGGCGAGTCCCAGGTCATCGAAATCGAGTTCGAGGGGGTGGAACAGTAATGCGCAGGATCTCCGCAGCAGGACTGGCGAAGCTGGCGGCCCGCCACGGCAACGAACCCATCACCATCATCGAGGTGGATTGGGTGCCGGGGCGAGCGCCGCGCTCCTATGCCGACCGGGACGTGGACACCATACCCGGAAGGATCATCGAGGTCGGAGACCTGGACAACGTGATCGGGGTTTCTCAGAACAACTCCTCCCAGTCTCTTGACGTGAGCTTGGACGATACGGACGGCACGATCAAGGCCATCTTCGACGGTCACGACGTTCATAAGCGAGATGCGCGGGTCTACCAGTGGTTCGAGGGGCTTGACCTGAGCGACAAGTTTCTGTTGTTCGCGGGCAAAATCAGTTCGCCCGTGGTCTGGAACGAGCGCGATCGAACCGTAAAGTTCACCGTCGTCTCGCAACTTGAAGACCGGGAGATCGGGTTTTCGGCCGAAGAGGGCCAGTTCCCTTACCTGCCGGCAGACCTGGTGGGGAAGGCGTGGCCGATGATCTTCGGAACGGTGCAGGACTGCCCGGCCCTTCAGATCAACCATGCGGTGACGGGGACCACGCTCACGGGCGTCGGGGTGATTGCCGGTTCGGACCTGTACGGCCGGTTTCCGCTCTACAACACCGGCAGTAACGAGGATGCGGGCATCTTCGCCTCGTTATGCCAGATTTCGGCGCAGATCAGTACGCTCTGGTGCGCGATGGCGTGCTGGGAGGGGGTGGACGATGCCAAGGCCGACGACATGCTGGACCAGATCAACCAGCTTGAGGAGCAGCGGGGCAAGATCGTCGCGCAGGCAATGGCCCGGAAACTCTGTGCCCAGTGGCAGCGGCAGAAGCAACTTGCGGACGCCAACGCCAAGGGGCTGGGGCCGAATCCGATCAAGATACTCGGCGGCGAAGACTTCCCGCAGGACACACCCCTGGTCATCGACATCAACGGGGCATGGTTTTGGGGCCATTTCCACGGCCAGGATTTCTACGTCACCCGCCGCTACAGCGAGCAGTTAGCGCAGCAGGCCCAGGATTCCTACAACCAGCAGACGGAAGAATGCCCCTACGAGGATAGCGGCGGAAGCGTCATTAAGTACGATTACCGCCAAGAGGTGCCCTGTAGCTGCATGTGGGCGGATTTCGGAACCTGCGAGTGCCGTCACCACGGCTTCATCATTCAGACCGGCAGCGGCAGCGCCGATCAGAAGTCGGCCGACCCGATCCTTCAGCAGTTCTGGGCCGACGCCGGGGCGACCGGGCGGATTCACACGAGCGAGCCGATCACCTACATCGTCTCCATCACGCCAGGCCAGGTGCTCGCGGTCAAAGCGTACAAGCAGTTCACCGGCGAGCGGCGGCTGATCGCCGTGCCCAACAACCTGTACCGGGTGGAGTCGAAGACCTACGGCTCGGTTACGGCTGTGCAAATCGTGTTCGACAAGCCGCTGAGCACGATCACCGACCAGGGGTGGAGCGACGACATCTACGTCACCTTCCAGGCGACCGCCCCGACCTACGGGCCAAACATCGTGGACATCCTGATCCACTTGATTACCACCTACACGGACCTGGGCTACGACGCGACTTCGTTCAACTACGTCAAGGAGAAGCTGGCCCGATTCCCGGCCAACTTCCCGATCCTGGACCGCAAGAACACCCTCCAGGTCTTGCAGGAGATCGCTTACCAGGCCCGCTGCGCGCTCTGGATCAGTAACGGCGTCTTCTACATCAAGTACCTGCCGGAGGAGCCGGCAGCGGCGGACACCATCACCGTGAGCGACATGGACGCCGACAAGGGCGTCGAGGTGGCGTTGACGCCGACAGAAGACCTGGTGACCAAGATGACGGTCAAATGGCGGGTGAGTTGGGCACCGG